GTCACGATCAACATAGGTAGTGGAACCAGAGAATTTCTGTGTCCACAACTCAAACTGTTGGGTTCTAGTATTGAAACGAACCTTGGATGATAGAACACGTTGCAATTTTTCAATTGTACGCGGAATATCTCTAAAGCCGTCCAGCACAAGATCCCTTACAACAGCAAGAGAGCTGAATGATGATCGTCCGGTGACCCCAGCATCATGGCTCATAACTGGTAGCTTCGTTAAGAAACTCCCAGCTTTTGTCCTGCTAAGGCTGTCTGCTGCATTCCAAAAACCTTTCTTAAAAAGGTTATTGTATGTGTCAAGAACAGCCTTACACGATGCTGGACCGTCGGGTATCGTTGTCTTCGGCTTAACGGGGGTTATTTCGAACCCCGCGTAAGCGTCCATACCACATGACTCCCTAAAGCTACCTGCAACAAATGATTTGTTGTCGTTAACTTTTAGTTGAAGTGCGGTTAGGAGATCAACGATATCAGCATACCCGTGTGAAGGGATGATAATATCATCCCCAAACACTCGGACCTTGTCACGTAATCTGGCAATCTTCGACCAGGTTGGCTTGCCTTTTATCGAAACCGATAAAGCGCAAATCAAAAAGATCAATGATTGAACAGGAAAAGTGACAGCAGTCCCCTGAGACGCGAACTTCCTAAGTTTTACGAATCTAGTCGGTTGACTGATCGCATCCTTAACGTATCGCGTCCTACAGCTATGTAGCGCATGGACAAGAGTTATTGATCTCCTGAACATACGCTCGACAACATAGCAAGTAAGTCTATCGCTAGCTGACGAGAGATCGACAGTAGCGAGGGACTTATCAAGGGAACCTAGCTTCGCCATAAGTCTTGATGGCTGCTGGTTACGAAGAGTGACAAAGCTGTGGTCAAAAACCTCAGCAAATCGCTCCTCAAACCAAGATAGCATGAGCTGTTGGCACCATTGGTGTTCAGACGGCTCAGACGCTATCAACCTCGGACCCTTTGCGGTCTTTGGTACAGCTATAAGACGGGCAGCAACCTCGTGGTTACGAGGATGCTCCTTTTGATCATTCGGCATTTTTCCGAACTCTTCAAAAGGGAACCAGGCTGCGAGTTTAGCAGGCCAATTCTGGAACATGTTCTTATCGAAAAGACGCCCAGATCGCTCTGCTACTGCTCCAGGTCCATGCCTAACGCCGATGGATTGTCCGTTTTCAATCCGTTTCTCACTGTAGAGGAACGGTTCGAACTGTCCAATCCGCTCGATGACGAGGTCAGCAACCTGCTGGCATCGCTCGAGTAGATCCTTGATTCTACCATCTGCTTCGGACTTGTCGGTTCCGAAAAGTGGAAGATCATCAACCATAAGGTTGTGAAGGTGAAGGCCATAAAGCCTACCATCAGGATCGAGTACGTCACAGTCCCACTTGAGTGTGGGTGAGTGAAGTTCTCTCTCGACATCGTGGTACCCCTCTACGGCTGCATGCAGCCGCTTCTTAGAGCAAGGTACCTCTGTCTTCTTACCAAGACCAAATAATTGGACAAGGAAGGAGATAGCATTGACGTCGGGATTCGGCATCAAACATAAATCCTTGTTGAAAATCCGCATATACAGTCCCCCGAATAGTCGTGGAACTGGATACCTCTTAGAGTGTCTTACGACACCCTTCGAGTCGAGGCGGCCAGTCTCCAAACCTTGAATTAAGGTATCGAGCCTGGACGGTAGGTCAAGTGTGAAAACACCTAGACCTCTCGTTTCAACAAGACGGGTGAGCCGTGTTTTATCACGAACAACCCCCGTATACTCAGGGTATGCCATTCGGACATCGTCAAGAAGTCCGAATGCGACATTGAGTAGACTATTTGCGTGGCTTTTCATCTTCTTCCTCCTAGTTAGGAAGGTTAAAGAGTCCATGCCGCTGCTACCCCTCGAAAGAGGTACCGTTAATATTGCTAGGGAATTAAGATTCCCAGTTCAACATCTTGGTGATGTTGGCTTCCGTAAGGAAAGCAATCTGCCCCGCAGTAAACTTCGCAGCTGAGACGATAGAGTCACCCTGTTGATTTTCAAAAACAGTGTAGCTCTTGCGTACAGTTGAGAGGGTTGCGGGCGCGACCGGATATACCGTATGCGTGAATTCGACATTATGCCGATCAATTTTAGTTGATCCGCGTGTCTTATCCACGTACGATGTATTTCGGAGGCGAAGGCGAAACTCCCCATCGGTTTCCCGAAGGAAGTACTCACTGGAGTAACCATCTTGGTTAATCCTATTGAGAACTTTCGCCACAGCGTTAACGGTAATAGAAATGGTATCAGCGAACATAGTTCTACTCCTATACAAGGTCGGTATCTAAATCTCGGCTCATCGCCGCGAGATAGACAACGAACCAAGTATGGACAACTGCTTAGCCGAAAGGATAGGCAGCTGAGCGGAGGTGAGAGCAGCAGAAAGAGACCTTGTCTTGTGTTCCACAACAGAGTCAATAGTTTTAAAGCTAATGCCTGGAGGTGGATTACAAGTGGTCTGCGTAACAGTCTTCGTATATCTCATGATACGTGGTGTATCATGGTGAGCGTTGAGGAGGTTACGTCTCGAAGCGACTTGATCGCCAAGATTCGTAAACCAATCAAGCAACCATGACCATGGAAGAGTCTCCCATACTGTTGAGAAGTCAACGACCTCTCCTGACACTATGCGGATAACTCTCCTACGAAGTTGTTCATCGGTGTACTGGTTAAAACCATCAGTTACATACCAACGTATGTGACCTCTGATAGTAACGCTAGTAACTCTAGTCCTCTTTCCAGTTAAGAAAAGACGATTAGATTGGAGAGTGTAAGTGTCACTTTGAGTGTCACTTTCACGACCCAGCTCGATGGTTCTGCGAAGCCCACGAGTCTTGAGCTTAGCAATTTCCTTCATACGTTGATCAACGTACTTCTGGAATATGCAAAGTTTCTCAAGATCAGAGAACAGAGGCATTAATCCAAATTGAACCAGAAGGTTCACTTTCGCCACCTTTTTGAGGCGGCGATAGGTGGTTTTATTCTCCTTGAGAAACTCTTGGAGCTTAGACCATCTAAGATCGCCTAGGTCTTTGATTGTGCGAGGTAACTCGCGCAACTCTACCAATGCAACACCTAGATCGACACTAGGTCGACTAGGATTCGTGCGCTTCAGAAGCTGAGGCACATAGAAAGAGTTGATTGGCAGGCTAATGGAGATGTGACCACGATTAGATGCCGTGTCAAGAGCTGAAGCAGGACAGTTGTTCCATACAACTCCACTGTTAGGCTCTTGACCGGATATCGTGCCACCAGAGATAGCATAACGTTCCACGACAAACGGAGCGTTATCTCCCTCTTTTATGACATCACGACATTCGGAACTCATGACTCTTTTAGAGACATAAGTAATAATGCCGCTGGCAGTACGGGTATAAGAACCCCCAATGACAGCTTCAGTATTCCGAATTCGTGTGGGCATAAATCACCATTTCTCTCATGAGGGTTGAACGTGAAACACGCTCTAGGGGAGTAGCAATACTCCC